TACTGCATCATACGCTAATAGCGCGGGAAATGCAACTCAATGGAATGGTAGAACATTAGATATTGGCACAGAAGCAGGAAGCGATGCAGGTTGGTTATTAATAGACAACGGTGGAATTGTAAGACATAGATCTGCTTCATATTTTGCTACCGCAGGACACACTCATAATTATTTGCCATTATCTGGTGGTACAATGACAGGAAATATTAATTATACAACACACGGCAATTCATATATTGGAAATGGGCAACAAGATAATGCCGAAGGACCAGGAGGAAAATTAAATAACCTTGTTATTGGTTCTTGGTGGGGTGTTTCATTTACAACATCATGCTCTGGTCAAACTTATAGTGGAAAAACTGCAGTTGGTATTGACTGTAGAGAAGGTATTATAAAAGCAGCAAGAGTTAATGCAAATTCATTTAATGGGTATACAATCAATGCAAGTGTTCCTTCAGGAGCAAAATTTACAGATACTAATACATGGCGAGGTATCCAAAATAATTTATCAAGTGATAGTACAACCGATTCTCTATCTGCCGCTCAGGGTAAAAGATTAAAAGAACTCGTTGATGAAAAAACTGATATACATAATCTAAATTATGGTATTAAATTTTCATCCAGTAGTATGGATAGTAATGGTTCACAAAATACATTATATCCTGCAAAATATGAAAACGGAGCATACTCTAAAACTACAGGTGTTAGTACTTATGCTAATCGAAATAACACAATACATATTGGTACGTCAGCAAACATGTTCGGAGATATCTGTTTAGCAGGAGGAATTACCTCACTCGGTGTATATAATGTTACAACTACAACTAACCTCCCAGTTTCTGTAACAAGTCAAGGCTATATTAGAAGATATAAATCTGGATCATCATTAATGATTAAAAATCATATCTACAAAATTGGATATGACGAAGCAAAAGAATTGCTTAATACAAATGTATATTCTTTCCGGTACAACGATGATGGCCAGCCTGCAAACGGAAAAGAACATGCCGCTGTTAATCGTTACGGTTTCGTACTTGAAGATATGGAAAAGACATTCCCGATGGCTGTTGAATATGATGAAGACGGATTACCGGCTGCATGGTGTGTCCAAATTGTAGTTCCTACTATACTTGAAATAGTTAAACATCAACAATCTGAAATCTCCTCACTTAAAGCCGAGAATGAAGAATTAAAAGAAAAGATATCTGAGATTGACGAGCTTAAAAAGAGTCTTGACGAATTAAGAGAATTAATAACAAATAAATAAGTCATTTAAAAGAAGGGGTTTATACTCCTTCTTTTATTTTATATAAATTTTAGATTAAAAAGGAGGCTGATATCCAATGAGCGAAATTAAAGGAATTGATGTTTCTGCAAATCAAGGAAATATAAATTGGAAAACTGTAGCTAATTATGGAATGGGTTTTGCTATCCTCAGAATTACAGAAAAAGGGAACGTGATCGATCCTACTTTTGAAAAAAATTATAAAGGATGTATAGATAATAAAATTCCTGTTGGAGTTTATAAATATAGCTATGCTACTTCTATCGAGCAGATTAAAACAGAAGCAAATATAGTTATAAAAACTCTTAATAAAAGAAAGCTTGATTATCCTGTTTTTCTTGACATCGAAGATAAATGTCAACGAAACATTTCTAAAAATATAATGATGCAAATGATTAATGCATTTAGAGCAATTATTGTTAAAGCAGGATATAAATTTGGAATTTATTGTAGTGAAAGTTGGTATAACACTTATCTTCCTGATGGTGCGAAAAAGTACGACTGCTGGATTGCACATTACCCAGACCCTGACGATGGAACAATGCAGATAAGGGTAAAACCAGGAACGGGAATCGGATGGCAATATTCAAGCAAAGCTACCATCCCTGGTATCCCAACAAAAGTAGATCGTAGTGTTTTTTATAAAGACTACTCTTCTATAAATAATGCAAATAATTCTACTACAAATAAACAGGAAGGAGGAAATAAATTGACAAAAGAACAAGCGATTAATGCATTGATTGCAGTTGCTAAAAATGAAATTGGCTATCTCGAAAAAGCAACGAATGCTCAATTAGATAGCAAGACAGCAAACGCAGGTTATAACAATTACACAAAATATTGGAGAGATGTTTATCCTGCTTATCAAGGACAACCTTGGTGTGCATGTCAGATCAGTTGGGATATGATGACAGCGTTTGGATTAGAAACTGCAAAGAAACTTTTAAGACACTGGCCATATGTTTATTGTCCAGCTATGCGTGATTATTTTACATTATATGCTAATCCTCAAGTTGGAGATATTGTTATATTTTGGAGCAGTAAAAAAAAAGAATTTGTCCATACTGGATTGGTTATTAAAGTTCAAGGTGATCAATTCTGGACAATTGAAGGAAACACATCTGGTGCTTCTGGGGTAGTCGCTAATGGCGGGGGCGTGTGCCAGAAAAGTTATTATAATTCACAACTTCCAGGAACAAAATTCTGTCGTCCTGATTATTCTATTGTCACATCTATCAAGTCTGGTTCTTCTACAAATACTTCCACAACTGTCACAAAAAACTGGATTGAGTACGGAGATAGAGGAAATGATGTTAAAACTCTTCAAACAAAACTAAATAAAGTTGGACATAGGCTTGAAGTCGATGGTATCTGTGGTAATGCAACTGTAGCTGCAATTAAAGACTTCCAGAAGAAATATAATCTTGCTGTCGATGGTCAGGCAGGTAAGAATACTATTACTAAGCTCAATTCTATAATTGCCGCAAAGGAGAATAAGAACTTTAAAGCATTTGTCGGTGCATGTACAACAGATTCTACACCTGTATATCAGAAAGCAACTGGTGCTACTGCCCTTGCTACATATCCGAAGCTTAATCGAGGAAATCTTGTTGATGTTGTTGGAGTATCTGGGTCACGATATAAGATCAAAATTGCAAATACTTACACAGGTTATATTGACAAGAATAAAATAACAACTCCTGATAAATTAACTACTAAATATCCTCATGGAGTATGTACAGGTAATGATGTTGCAGTACGTAAAGGTGCCGGAAAGTCTTATGATAAAATTTCAGGATATCCAACTTTAAATAAAGATAACGAAGTAGATATTCTCGGAAGTAAAAAAGATAGTTCCGGTAATGTATGGAAAAAGGTTCGTATTGCCGGGAAACATATTGGTTATGTATTTGGAAAATATATCAAACAAGATTAAAAGAAAGGACTGAAAATATTATGGATGCAATTGATGCAATAAAAAATATTCATGACATTGGTGAACTTAATGTATTTATAAGTATTGTTTCAGTCGTAGCTCTTATTGTTCTCGTAATTACAGGAATACAAAAATTTATGGATGTGTTAGGCATAGAAACAAAAGGGAGTTTAAGAAGAAAAGCCCAAGAAAAACGTATTGCAGAATTAGAAAACAAAATTATGCTTCAGGAATCTGAGATAAAAAAATATAATCAAAAGTTATATGATAAACAAAAAACTTATCATGAACAATCTATACAGATTCGAAGTAATCTTGAACAAAATCAAGATCTTCTTAGTAAACAAATTACTGATTTTTCTAACATGATGAAGGACTACATAAATGTCCAAAATGCACGTACAATCGCTTCATTTCGCAGCTCTCTGTGGCGTATGCATAGAGACTTTACAAACCAAGGTTATATTACAGCAGATGGTTTAAAAACATTTTTGGAAATGGGAAAACTCTATGAAGATGCTGGAGGAGATGATATCTATCATTCCAAGCTTTTGCCTGAAATAACTGCGCTTGAAATTAAATATTCAAAAGATGACATTATTGATAAAATTTAAAGAAAGAAGGAATTTATATGAAAAATATTAACTGGTTAGTTCGTATTAAAAATAAATCATTTTGGATTGCTTTAATTCCGGCAGTCCTTTTATTAATTCAGGTTGTTGCTGCAGTATTTGGAATTACATTAGATTTAGGAGATCTGGGCAACAAACTGCTTGCTGTAGTTAATGCTGTATTTGGCGTACTGACAATCTTAGGTATTGTAGTTGATCCTACCACATCAGGAATTACAGATAGCGAACAGGCGCTTACATACACAGAGCCTAAAGAATAATATTGATAAGAAATAACAAAATATTTAAAGGGGAATATGGTAAATTACCGTATTCCCCTTTTTTCACTTTATAAATTAAATAAGAGAGAGCTTTTGGTATAACCGCTTTCTCTCTCTTCACTCTCACCACAAAGGCACGACCTGTACCTATATTTTTCGTATAATAGACTAATAATTTTCGTATTAAATCTCATTATGATCTTGTAATATTTGCAAAACTTTTTATGTGGTAATTGCTATAGTTATAGTTTAACAAAGCGATCTTATTACGTCAAGAATTATTTTTTATTAAGCATAGCTTCTACATCATCTACGCTAATGCCCTTCTTTTTCATAAGTG